ATTACATAGCTTTGTTGAAGAATACGGCCTGTGTGGTTTTAGAGACAAGAAACGGTTGTCGTCAGAGCTGAACTACTTATGCACTACTGGCTGCATTAAGAAGCTCCGTGAGGCTTATATGCCTACTTATGAGCTGCGGCTGGCTGTACAGTCGTTTGATAAGCCTGGGCTGGTTAAATCACGAGAGCCAGTGCCGTTTAAAGAATTGTCTGACAAGTTTATGTTGCCAAAGGTTAGCCCACGAGGTGAGCCACTAAGAGACATTTCATACATTGGGTTAGGAGCAAGCATTGCAGAACACGTCTACCGTTTCTAGTCCTGACTATACGTTTAGGCAAAAGTTCTGCCCAGGCTGTAAGCGTGCTAGGTCAGAAAAGAATTTCAATGGTGGAGTTCTATGTAAGATTTGCAGACTACGAAAAGTTAAGCTATAGTAGCTACGTGCTTGGCAGCGCGTAAACGAGTAAGCCTTAGATGGGACTCTGCTGGTTACTCACCAGTCTGCCAACGATCTTATGATCGAGAGTCTCACCTAGGGCTTTTTTTATTGGAAAAGCTATGCACTACTATCAATTTAATATTGGCGATTACATTAGCCATACATCACATTTGACTGATAAAGAGGATTTAACATACAGAAGAATGTTAGACCTTTATTATCAAACTGAAATGCCATTTGATGAAATTAATAAAGACAAACTTGCGAGAAAAGTAAAATCAACAATTGAAATAGTTGAAGTTATTTTGTCTGAATTTTTTGAGTATTCTATTGATGATTGTGCATGGCATAACAAGCGTGCAGATTCTGAAATCAAGGCGTATCAGAGCAAAGCTGATAGCGCTAGGAAAGCGAATCAGATCAGATGGGGTTCTGCAAAGGATGTGAAATCAGATGTGAAATCAGATGCGGTTCATATCCTAAACAATAAACAAGAAACAATAAACAATAAACATAGTATTAGCAAACCAGACGATGTAATCCTTTCAGTTTGGACTGACTTTGTAGCTCATCGAAAATTAAAGAAAGCAACTATTACCGAAACGGTAATTAATTCAATTCGCAAAGAAGCTAAAAAAGCTGGCATACCTTTTGAGGATGCTTTGGCTGAAACTTGCGCTAGAGGTTGGCAAGGCTTTAAGGCTGAGTGGTATAAAAAGCAAGAACCTGCAAAACCAGTATCAAAACTTAAATACTGGGAAAAAGGTTATCAGCCATGAAAGGCCATGTAGAACTACTCAAGTTGCGTATAGAAGGTTTTAAGCCAAGAGGCTTGTGGGTGTGCTACGGACATGATCCGTTAAAGGGCTGGAACACTTGGTCTAAAGCTGGCGATACATTGGCATTTCCTGAAATTGAGATATTGCCGATAGAAAATATCAATCAACTGGACTTGCGGTTTGCTGTAGGATTAACTGTACACATTTCAAGCAACGAACATCTTGCAAAACTAAAGAAAATCCATAACGCTTTTGTTTCTGCCAAGGCTAAATCGGTTTTTGTCTCCGCTAAAAAATGCTTAATCTTACCTTCAGGGAGCGTATTAGATGACTATGTTCCTGCGTGAAGATATTAATTTTTCAGCGTATCTACGAGCTACCGATCTCAAGCAAAACATCAAGGACGTATCGACATGGGTTGATGAGCTGGCTGACAATCTGGATAACCCTGTTATCGAAAAATCTACTCCGATGGAATGGGAGTGTACGAAGAACTTTGCATTTAGACCTGGCGAAGTGACGGTATGGGCAGGTTCCAATGGTGGCGGCAAGTCTTTGCTTACAGGCCAGATTGCACTAGGTTTAGTCAAGCGTGGCGAGAAAGTATGCGTTGCGAGCTTTGAGATGAAACCCAAAGTATCGATTAAACGGCTTATAAGGCAGTTTGCTGGCGAAAACGTCGAGCAGTTGGCATCCACACATGGACTGCCCTACAAACGCGCCTTGTATGACCGTTTTAAGGCTTTTGGTACTGGCAATATTTGGTTCTACGATCAGCAGGGTACGGTAACAGCAGATCAAGTTATCTCGATGGCAAGATATTGCGCTGTTGAGTTAGGTGTAACTCATGTGTTTATTGATAGCTTGATGAAGTGCGTTGCTGGCGAAGATGACTATAACGGTCAAAAGCGCTTTGTAGATGAGATTACTGCGTTAGCCAGAGATCACAATGTACACGTACATCTTGTCCACCATATCCGCAAATTGCAGTCTGACGAGTTGATGCCAAACAAGAATGATCTGCGTGGCAGTAGTTCCATTACAGATCAAGTTGACAATGTTTTTATCGTCTGGCGCAATAAGAAAAAAGAGAACGAAGTCAACAAGGGCATGGAGACTGATATGTCTGCGCCTGACATGATTTTAATGAACGAAAAGCAGCGTAACGGAGAATCTACTGAGTGGTATCACATGTGGTTTCATTGGGAAAGTAGCCAGTTTATTGAGAAATGGCAGGGCTTTCCGAGTGACTTTGATAACAAAGGACGGTTTAGAGGTGCATGAGTTTTTTGAAGAAGAACGGCATAGGTGTGAAGTCAGGCAGGTTATTAAGTGGCGTATGCAAGATAGAAACAAGGCTATGGAATACCTGCAAGTGGTGGCAAAGAAAAGAGGCCAGGAATCAGCAGACAGGTTAAGGAAAGATTCTGCTGAACAATGGGAACGTAAGAACAGAGGATTGGAGGGAGATTGGAAATGAATGATAATCAAAAAGTTTATGATGCAATGTTAATAAAAGCATTTAGGGCAGATGTGACATTGGGTAAATTATGGTATTGGCTTAAACCATATAATATAAATCCACCTGAACCTGGTTTGAAACGTCAACCACCTAAAGCAAATATTAGAGTTCAGGCATTTGTTGGATCATATTTAAAACCATTGGCAGATAGATTATGGGACACAGAAAAAGTAGAGGATATTAAAACTTTATATTGGATGGATAATTTGGATTGTCAATTTACAAATAGTAAAAATCAAAGCCAAAAAAATTATTTAGTTCGTAAAAATAAAAATGATAGAAGAAGGAGTGGTTTTTTGGCAAACAACCATGAGGCACAAAATAGAAATAATCAATGGAATGTAACCAAATGAGAGCTGCTAGAGTTGATGTAAACCAAAAGCATATTGTCAATTGCTTGCGTAAAGAAGGTTACACGGTACAGCACTTGCACAATGTCGGCGAAGGCTGTCCAGACATCTTAGTAGGCTACAAAGGATTAAACATCCTAATGGAGATCAAGGACGGTAGAAAGCCTGAGTCAGAACGTAAGCTCACAGCGCAACAGGTAATCTTTCACAAGATGTGGAAGGGCCAGGTTGAGGTGGTCATTAGTCCAGAGCAAGCAATTCTGGCTGTCTTGGCACACACAAATGGCAAATAACAAGAAGCCACGTAAGCGGCATATTCCACGTAGAAACATCTTGCCAATGACGATCCGACACAATTCGCAAAGTGAGCAGACATTGCAACTAATACCGCATACCGAACTAATGAAGTTCCGCGAGGGCGTTGGTGACGAGATAGGTTGGAATACCATCACAGCTCGATTAAACGTCGGTCTAGTGGCTGCATACCAGGCAGACTATGATCCTGAGTATTATTTATTAATGGATAGTTTAAAAGCAATTGTTAATGTGCGAGAGCGATTCTTAAATACTGGCCGGTGGGGATTATCTGGTGACGATCTTAAAAGCATTGGCGATGGTTTAGTTGCTACTGATAACTTACAGCTATCAATAACAAGAAAACAATTATCAAAAGCTATTGACTATGTGTTTAAAAATGCAGGAGCCTTAGATAATGTTTCTAACGTATATGTGCAAATATGAGGATAAATTTAACTAAAGCTGAGTTGTTTATTTGCAGAATGTTGGGTGTTATGCGTAGAGCTGAAGCAATGCACAAAGTATCAAACAAGCAGGTTGGTAAAGATGATACATGGTCAATTGATATTGATGGCGTTGTTTCTGAATACTGCGTTGCTAAAATGTTAAATATATGTCCTGATTTAACTGTAAGCGTAAGAAGTGGTGGTGTTGATTTAATTAGTTCAAAAGGAAAAACAATTGATGTTAAATCTACGCGACATAAAAATGGCAGATTACTTGCTACATTAAAAAAAGTTGATGACCCTTGCGATATTTATGTTCTGGCTATTGTGGATGATTTTGGCGCTGATATTGTTGGGTGGTGTAGTAATGACGAGTTATTTTCTGATAAAAACAAAATTGATTTAGGTCATGGTATTGGCTATGGATTAAATCAAGAATATCTAAATAAATTTAAAAATGATAAATCCTAATGAAGCAATAGACTACATAATCAAGCACTCACAGGCTTATGCTAAAGCTAAAGCTCAAGTTACTTACTTGACTGAGTATCGCAAAACTAAGAAAGCTATTTGTTTTCAATCAAGCCCACGTACAACAATGGCAGAAAAAGAAGCCGACGCTTATGCTCATCCAGAGTACCAAGCTGTACTGGAAGGTCTCAGAGATGCCGTAGAAGAAGCTGAGAGGCTTCGCTGGATGCTCATAGCGGCACAGGCTAGAGTTGATGTCTGGCGCTCTTATGAGGCTTCTAATCGCAGCATAGACAAAAGAACAATGTAGTAATGTCATACCAAAAGCCATTATTTGATAAGTTATCATTTAAGTTACAGAAATTAACTGACGATGAAGTTACTGAAATATCAATTAATGCTTTTGGCAACATTTACCATTATTATCCTAAACAAATTAAAGAGTTAGTTAGCTTGATTTATAAAAAAATAGAAAGAAAAAACAATGGATAAGAATGTTCAAGCAATCAGGCAAAAGCTGGCAGATCGAGCTGAGTTCGGCATGATGAAATATGGCGTAAGCACAGAAAGAACAGATTTATCTGCAAAGCAATGGCTTATCCACGCACAAGAGGAAGCAATGGACTTAGCTGTATACCTGCAAAGACTTATAGACGATATTGATGACTAAGGACGAAAAGAAATATCTATCGAAATTGGTAGACATTGGTTGTATAATTTGCTATAGGAACGGCTATCCTCAGACACCGGCAGAAGTGCATCATGTCAGGGGATTAGGGCTAGGTATGGGTGTCAGAAGTGGGCATTACGACACTATCCCGCTGTGTCCTGCTCATCACAGAGGCAATGATGGGTATCACGGCATGGGTCGCAAAGCGTTTGAACGGAAGTACCAGATAACTGAGATTGACTTACTTATTCAAGTTAAGGGGCTGCTGAATGAAAAAGACGAAAGCTGAAAAGAAGGTCAGTAAGGTAATGACTGAGTTTAAGGGTGGAACATTGCACTCAGGCAAAGGTGGCCCTGTAGTAAAGAATCCAAAGCAAGCTATCGCAATTGCATTATCAGAGGCAAAAATTGCTAAGAAAGGGAAGAAAAAATGAAGGGTTTAAAAAGCTGCGGTAAATGCAAGGGCGGTGAGTGCAAAGGTGGTAAGAGTTGCATGAGAGAAGAAAAAGAAGAAAGCATGGAAAGCAACGGCAAGAACGGCAAGAAGGGTGTGACTGTAGCCATTATGCTTGCTATGCCGAAACGTGGCTCTCGCACAGCTACTAGCAAGGCTAAAAAGAAATGATTAAGAGTGGCAAAGAGGAGTTTGCTGGCTATAACAAAGTTAAATGGTGATATTAACAAAATGGAGTAATTATGAGTATTTTGACAAGAGACAATAATGGTAATTTGGCAGAGGTTTGGACACCTGGCACTACGCAAGTGTTTACGGTAACAAACTCAACTGTCGCAAGTACGGCATTTGGCGCAAATACGACTCATGTTCGTGTGGCTTGTTCGTTGGGCCATGCACACGTTTCTTTTGGTACAGCGCCTACTGCAAGCATTACGACAAGCCCTATGGTTCCGAATAATTCTGTTAGTTTTTTTGCTGTAAAGCCAGGCGATAAGATGGCAGTGATTAAAGATGCTACCGTTGTTGCATCAACTGTTAGCGTAACAGAGTTAGTGTGAGCCATCAAAGCCAGCTTGACTTTGTTGCAGGTGTAAAGGCTAGATTCCCTGATTACTTTACTAATAAAAAGGTATTAGAAATTGGCTCTCTTGACATCAATGGCTCTATTCGTATCTTTTTTGATACTCCTAGCTATATTGGTGTGGATGTTGGAGAAGGTCGTGGAGTTGACATTGTAGCCAGGGGAGAGGAGCTAGTATTTCCTGAAAGCTACTTCGATGTGGTGGCAAGCTGTGAATGTTTTGAGCATGCCGAACAATGGGCTGAGACGTTTGCAAACATGGTGAGAATGGCTAACGGATTGGTATTCTTTAGCTGCGCTACTACGGGGAGACCGGAGCATGGTACAGGAAGGACTAGCAGGTCTGACAATCCTTTTCTTGGCGATTATTATCTTAACTTAACAGAGCAAGACTTTAGAGATAAGTGCGATTTAAGCAAGTTTGAGCAATACGAATTCTCGACTAATGACTCACCTGCTGATCTTTACTTCTGGGGCTTATGCAAGCAATCGTGATCTGTAGTACAGAAAACGCAGGGCTGGCGGTGCTAATGACTTCGTTAGAGGTTTATGCGCCACACATTCCTATTTATCTTAGTTGCAATGCAACAAAGAATTACGGCAAGCACATAAAGGTAATACCGAATATGGAGTCTAACTTCGGTGATGCCTACAATGTAGCTACAGACTATGCGTTTAAGGATGGCTACGATTCAGTTATCCTAGCTAATGATGACGTAGTGCTAACACCTAGCACAGTCAATAGGATGTCGGTAGATTGGGCATTGCTAGAGAACGCTGACTACAAACTAGGCTTCTTAGGTGCTAGATCAGACTTTGTATTGCCAGAGCAGAATATACGTTTTCCTATCATTGATGACGATATAGTAGGACTACGCTATCGTAGCGAAAACTTAATAAAGAAAGCCAATACCATTGCGCCAATATTTGCAGCGGTATCAAAGGAAGCCTGGCAAGCAGCTAAGTTTCCAAGTGTAAACTGGTATTCTGATAACATTATCTGCGATGACATGACTAAGGCTGGCTTTACGCATTGGGTAAGCAGAGGCTATGTGCATCACGCAGGCAGCCAGACAGTAGGCAATGACTTTGCTAAATGCCATGAGGATAGTAGGGCATGGATACGGCAGCATAGGCCGGATGTATACGATACGTATTATTAAGCATGACACCTGAAAGGTAATGCAGTGCAAATTAAACAAGTAAAAGTAGAATCCCTAATCCCATACATTAAAAACAGTCGCACTCACTCTGAAGCACAAATAGCACAAATAGCAGCAAGCATTAAAGAATTTGGGTGGACTAATCCTATTCTTGTAGATGGTGATAATGGCGTGATAGCTGGTCATGGAAGGCTTCTAGCAGCAAGAAAGTTAGGGCATAAAGAAGTTCCCACGATTGAGCTGGCGCATATGACTGACAACCAGAAAAAGGCTTACGTTATTGCTGATAATCAATTGGCAATGAACGCAGGATGGGATACGGCAATTCTATCGTTAGAGCTTGCTGACCTCAAGGATCAAGGTTTTGAGTTAGATATTTTAGGATTTGACCCAAAAGAGCTGGATAATTTATTAGAGCCAGAGCAAGTAGATGGCTTAACGGATGAAGATGCGGTTCCTGATGTACCAGATGAGCCAACAACTAAGCCAGGTGATATTTATCAACTTGGCAATCATCGTCTAATGTGTGGGGATAGTACAAGCATTGATGCGGTAGATAAGCTGATGGATGGGCAGAAAGCCGATATGGTGTTTACTGATCCTCCTTATAGAATGGAAGCCGAAGGTGGAAGCAATCAACCAATAGGTAGAGCTGCGGCAAAACTTGGCGAATCTATCAAACATTTATGTGATTTTGACCCAGTTGCATTTTTAAACACATTACCAACAGTTTTTGATAAAAATAAACTTAATTGTTATATTTTTTGCAATAAAGATTTAGTTCCAGATTATCTTAAATGGTGCGTTGACGCTGGATATAACTTTAATATTTTGTTTTGGAAGAAGCCTAATGCAATTCCATTAGGTGGTCAGCATCGTCCAGATGTTGAATATTTGTTATTTTTTAGAAAATCTGCTATTTGGAACAATGCTTTAAAAAATGTTAATTATTCAAAATGCCTAGAATTTAATAGAGAATCTGGTTTGCACCCAACAATGAAGCCAATTTTAATGATTGAAAATCAATTGTTAATATCATCAAATGCAAATTCAATTGTTATGGACTTCTTTGGTGGATCAGGCAGCACAATGATTGCTTGTGAAAAGCTAGGA